TAGGCGATGCTTTATCAGCTAGAGGTATAACGGTAAGTGGTGCACAAGGGACATATGTTGCTGAGTCACTTTTGGAGAATTAAAATAAATTTCGTATATTGATAACAAATAAAATAATATTATGGGCATAGAAACAGGACAAACATATCCAAAATCAAGAAAATTAGTAAAAACAGATGGTACCATTGCTTATACATGGGATGGTAAATTGCATAATTGGGATGGACCCGCTTTAATACCCGAGGGTAATGAAAAAAAAGCAGAATACTATTTGTATGGGTTTCAAAAAGATAAAGAGGATTGGAAAGAAATGAGACGTCAAAGAGAAGGTATTCCTTTTTATAAAAATCAATCAATGAAAAATTTATTATCCGATTATAGAAATTAAGATATGAAAATAGGTTTATGTGGTACAATGAGTGTAGGTAAAACTACATTAGTAAATGCTTTAAAAGAAACAAAGCAATTTAAAGATTATATGTTTAGAACAGAGCGTTCTAAATACTTGATGGAACAAGGTATTCCACTCAATACAGATTCAACATTAAAAGGTCAAACTATATTCTTGGCTGAACGTTGTGCTGAATTAATCCAAACTGATATCATTACAGATAGAACAGTTCTTGACGTTATGGCTTTTACAATGAATGCTAAGTCAATAAACCATCAGGATAAAGAAGCATTTGAAACATATGCTAGTGAATTTGTTAGAGAATATGATTATATTTTTTATATATCTCCTGAGGGTATTCCGGTTGAAGATAATGGTGTTCGTGAAACAGATGAGCATTATAGAGATTTAATTGATTTTACTATTACTACACTTATTAGAAAACATGGACACAAAGCTGGTAGTTTAGGAGTACTATCAGGATCAACAGAAGATCGAATACAACAAATATTAAAGTTTACTAATCTTTAACATATTTATAACAAAAACATACTCTAATGAAAAAATCAAAATTAGCTTCTTTTATTAAGGAAGAAATTATAAGTATCTTAGCTGAGGATAAATCAACCCAACAAGATATTAAAGATACTGAAGAACTAACAAAAGCAACAGCTGAATTAGCTAAAGTAAAAAAGGAAGCTGGTATCGAAGAAGGAGCAATAGACCCAGCTGAATATGGTGATATAGGTAAAGGATACTTATCGGGTTTTAATAAACCACATAGTTTAAATGATGATGATTTAGAAACTCTTGGGCGTAGAATTGTAAAACAATTATATAAGGGTGATTTTAAAGCTGCTAAAGCTAAATTTATAAAAGAAGATTTAAAAGAAGATGAAGATAAAGAACCATCTAAATCAGATCTTAAAAAAACAAAAGGTTTAGCTAAAGCAAAAGAAGAACTTGCTCAATTAACTAAACAAATGAAATCTTTAGCTCGTAAATATAAAGAAGCTGAAGGTGAAGAAAAAGATAAAATAGTAGCTGATCTTAAGAAAAAAACAAAACTTAAGAAAGAATTAAATGCTATTATAGATAAATAAATAATAAAATGTTATGTTTAAATGGTTAAGAAAAAATTATCACTTATTTGTAATTATAGGAGCTTGTATTTTAGTCTTTAGGTTTTTAAATGATAAAGAAAAATATATAGATAAATACAATTCCCAAATAAATGCATTAGAACAAAAAGTTGATTCGTTACACCATATTAATAACGATTTAACCTTTAAAATTGATACATTAAACGTACAAATAGGTAAATTAGATCAACAAATAGATCTTAAAAATAATAAAATAAATAACCTTAGATATGAAATTAGCACAAAGGTGGATGCTGTCGATAATTTTAATGATAGTGAGCTTGAACAGTTTTTCACAGACCGTTACAGACAGTACTTCGATTCAATTAAAAAAGCCAATAGCCAAATTAGTAATTAAAGACCTTATTAAAGGTGATGGGGCTAAAAAGGAATTAGTATTATATGGTGATAAAATTAAATTATTTCAAGAAAAAATAATTTTAAAAGATAGTATTATATTTAACCTAAATGGTAAAGTAAACAATTTTAATTCTATATTAACTACTAAATCAGATCAACTATCTTTATCCCAAGAATTATCTAAAAAGTTAGAACAGGATTTAAAAAAACAAAAATTTAAAAATAAACTAACAACGGGTGCTGGGATATTAGCAGTTATAGTTACTGCAATATTGGTAAAATAATATGTCTGATTTAAAAAAAGTAATACGTCAAGAATATCTAAAATGTGCTACAGACCCAGTACATTTTATGCGTAAATACTGTTATATACAGCATCCTCAACGTGGTCGTATACAATTTAATTTATACCCATTTCAAGAAAAAGTATTAACGTTATTTCAAGAAAATGACTATAGTGCTATATTAAAGTCTAGACAATTAGGTATATCTACATTAGCCGCAGGTTATTCTTTATGGTTGATGACCTTCCACAAAGATAGAAACGTACTGGCCTTAGCAACAACACAAGCAACCGCTCGTAATTTAGTAACTAAAGTACAATTCATGTGGGAAAATTTACCCTCATGGCTTAAAGTAGATTCAGCTGAAAATAACAAATTATCACTTCGATTAGTTAATGGTTCAAAAATACAAGCAAAATCATCTAATGCTGATGCCGCACGTTCGGAAGCAGTATCATTATTAATAATTGATGAAGCTGCCTTTATTGACAACATTGCTGAGACATGGGCCTCTGCACAACAAACCCTAGCAACGGGTGGTGGAGCTATAGTATTATCTACACCTTATGGTACAGGTAATTGGTTCCATCAAACTTGGGTTAGAGCTGAAGCAGGTGAAAATGATTTCTTACCAATAAAATTACCTTGGTTTGTACACCCTGAAAGAGACCAAAAATGGAGAGATGCTCAAGATGCTTTATTAGGTGACCCTAGACTGGCAGCACAAGAATGTGATTGTGATTTTAGCACCTCTGGTGATATAGTGTTTTATAATGAATACTTAGAATTTTATGAAAAATCCCATATTAAAGAACCTATGGAAAGGAGAGGAGCAGACCAAAACTTATGGGTTTGGGAATCCCCAGATTACAGTAGGGACTATATGGTAGTAGCAGATGTTGCTCGTGGGGATGGAAAGGATTTTTCAACGTGTCATGTAATAGATGTTGAGAATAATGTTCAAGTAGCAGAATATAAAGGACAATTAGGTACTAAAGAATTTGGACATTTATTAGTAGGATTAGCTACTGAATACAATGAGGCAATGCTTATTATAGAAAATGCTAATATTGGTTGGGCAACTATACAAGTTGCAATTGATAGAGCATATCCTAACCTTTACTATTCACAAAAGAGTGACTCCCGTAATGCTGATTCGTATTTTGACAAATATCAAGACCACTCAAAAATGGTAGCTGGTTTTACTATGTCATCTAGAACACGCCCTATGGTAATAGGTAAGTTCCAAGAGTATATAGCAGATAAAGGAGTAACAATACAATCAAAGAGATTAGTAGAAGAAATGAAAGTGTTTATTTGGAAAAATGGTAGAGCAGAGGCCCAAACAGGATATAATGATGATTTAGTTATGGCTTTTGGTATAGCAATGTACATCAGAGATACAGCACTTATCCAAAGACAACGAGGTTTAGATGCAACTAGAAATGCATTAAATAATATATCAGTAAATAGAACTTCATATCAGGGTGGGTATTTTTCTCAAGGAAGTGATAACCCTTACCATATGCCCACAGAAAATGGAAATGAAGATATAAGTTGGTTAATTAAATAATATTTATAATAATAATAATATAATGGCAGATAAGAATTTATTTAGTAGATTACAAAGATTATTCTCAACAGACGTAATTATTCGTAATGTTGGAGGAGATCAAGTAAAGGTAATGGATAGTAATCAAATCCAATCTAATGGAGAATTACAAACAAACTCTCTTATAGATAGATTTAATAGAATATATTCTACAAACCCAACATCTTTATATGGCTCACAGTTTAACTTTAACTACCAATACCTCAGACCACAACTATATTCAGAGTATGATGTAATGGATCAGGATGCTATTATTGCTTCGGCTTTAGATATTATAGCTGATGAATCTACTTTAAAAAATGATATGGGAGAAGTATTATCTATACGTTCTTCTAATGAAGCAGTTCAAAAGGTATTATATAATTTATTTTACGATGTTTTAAATATTGAATTTAATTTATGGCCTTGGGTTCGTCAAATGTGTAAGTATGGTGATTTTTTCTTAAAATTAGAAATAGCCGAAAAATATGGAGTATATAATGTTATACCACATACAGCGTATCATATTGAAAGACAAGAAGGACAAAACGTAGAAAACCCAGCTGAAGTAAGATTTAGGTATAACCCTGATGGTTTAGTAAGTCCAAGTTCGGGAATGTATAAAACACCTCACCAACAAGATAATTCTAATGGTATCTATTTTGAAAATTATGAAATGGCTCACTTTAGGTTAGTTGGTGATACTAATTATCTTCCTTATGGACGTTCATATATTGAACCAGCTAGAAAATTATTTAAACAATATACGTTAATGGAAGATGCAATGTTAATTCACAGAATTGCTCGTGCCCCTGAAAAACGTATATTCTATATGAATGTTGGTTCTATTCCTCCTAATGAAATAGATGCATTTATGCAGAAAACTATTTCGAATATGAAACGTACTCCACATATGGATAAAAATGGGGAGTATAATTTAAAATATAACATGCAAAACATGATGGAGGATTTTTATATCCCGATTCGTGGTAATGATCAAACAACAAAAATTGATACTACTCCTGGTTTAACTTATGATGGAATTCAAGACGTTGAATACTTAAGAGATAAATTATTTGCTGCTTTAAAAGTACCAAAAGCTTTCTTAGGATATGATGAAAATATAGAAGGTAAAGCAACATTAGCAGCTGAAGATATTAGATTTGCTCGTACCATTGAAAGATTACAACGAATCATGGTATCAGAATTAAACAAAATAGCACTAGTTCATTTATATTCTCAAGGGTATAGAGATGAAGCATTAACTAACTTTGAGTTATCAATGCAAACCCCATCAATTATATTTGAGCAAGAAAAAATTGAGTTAATGAAGTCTAAAACTGAATTAGCTACATCACTACTAGAAAAAAATCTACTCCCAACTGATTGGATATATGATAACATATTCCACCTGTCAGAAGATCAATATGATGAATATAGAGACTTAATTCGTCAGGATTCTAAACGCAAATTTAGAAATGCTCAGATTGAGGCAGAGGGTAATGACCCAGTAGAAACTGGTAAATCATATGGAACCCCTCATGATTTAGCATCATTATATGGTAAAGGAAGAATGACATCAGATCCTGCTAACGTACCTACGGGATACAATACAGATTCGGATTTAGGTCGTCCTAAAGATGGTATTACTAATTACGGAAAGCAAAATAATAATTTTGGTAAGGACCCATTAGGAACTAAACGTATGAAAGATACTGATAAAAACGATTCATCTAATAGTAGAACAGATACTAATAAATCAGGTTTAGCCTTAGAAAATGCTCAAGTAACTTTATTGAAAAATAAAGATATGTTTAAAAAAATGAATGAAAAGGTATTAATCTTTGAACAAGATAAAGATGATAGTACACTTTTAGATGAAAAACAATTAAAGGAGTAAAAAATCTCCAATATTTATAAATAAATATATTTTTTGATGAAAATAAAACACTCAAAGTACAAGAACACGGGCATCCTGTTTGAACTCTTGGTGCGTCAAATCACGGCAGACACATTAAAAGGGGGAGATTCTCCAGCTATTAATATATTAAAAGAATATTTTGTAAAAACTTCTTTAGGTCGTGAGTATAAGTTATATGAATCTGTATTAAAATCTGGTACTTTAAATGAAGGAAAGGCAAATATAGTAATTAGTACTATACTTGAATCTTCTAAAGGATTTAATCGTGCTTCTTTAAAAAAGCAAAAATATAATTTAATTAATGAAATTAAAAAACACTATGATTTAGATGTTTTCTTTGGTTCTAAGATTAAGAATTATAAAGAATTAGCAGCATTATATACCTTAATTGAAGGACATAATACAAAAGCTAATAATAACGTTAATCAAGTAATAGATAATAAAGTAACTATTTTAGAATATTTAACTAAACAAGAAATTAATTCAAAAGAAGTTAAAGAAGATATTCTTAAAGAATTTTCTACTTATGATAAAGATTTAAGAATACTTACTTATAAAGTTCTTCTAGAAAAATTTAATAGTAAATATGATAATTTATCTGTTGATCAAAAACAAATACTTAAAGAATTTATTAATTCTGTAGATTCAACTCCAAGTTTAAGAAGTTTTTATAATTCTAAAATTCAAGATCTTAAAGAATCATTAAATATTTTATCTAAAAATATTAAAGATATTCCAACTCAAATAAAAATTACAGAAATATCTAAATATTTAGTCCCTCTTAACAAAACATCAGGAGTAACCAATAATAATTTAGTTGATCTACTCCAATATTTTGAATTAGTAAAAGAAATAAAATCAGCAAATGGCGTACAAGTATAAACTTAAAGAAATAGAGGTAGGTGATACTAAAGTTACTGGAGGTGTAAAATCTGTAGTTACAGGTAAAGACCCCGAAACTGGTGCTATATCTTGGTCTATTGATTATGTTCCTAACTTATCTAAGCTAGTTGAAGATTCTATGGAATTAGCTAAAACTGCAAGAGGAGTGTATCAAAAAGCTAAGGATGATAAAAAATTTCTAGACATATACGAACAAGCAAAACAATTAAGAAATGTAATTCGTACCCATGTTAGAAATAACTACCCAGAAGATTATAAAAAAGCTGTTAGAGAAGAAGAAATAGATGAAATGTCTACTTCAAGTGGGGCGGGAGCATATCAAACCCCATATGCTTTTAAGATAAAAAAATCTAAGATTTTCAATGAAAAATAATATGTATAAGTATAAAATAACAGAACAACAAAAAACAGCGTCTGTTTATCAAGATTCCCGAATTAGGGCCTTTGATAATTTAGAAGCTAAATTAGATAGAATTAAAAAATTACTACGTCAAGCAAAAATAGAAACTATAAAAGCATATAGAGATCAACCTAATACATTTGCAGTAATAAAACCTACAGATATAATAGGAGATTATATAAACGATATTGAAACATTACTAAAATAAGAACAATGAAAAAATCAGAAAAACTATTCAAAGAATTAATTAATGAAAATTATATTGATCTTAAACCTATTAATAAAATAGAAGCTACACCAAAAACAACCTTTGAAAATAAATTTGCTGAATACTTAGCTGAAGAAGCTAAAGTAGAAGAAAAAAAGGTTACTAAAGAAGTAGAAGAAGTTGCTGAACACAATTTTGATTATAAAGACACAAAAAACCTAGATAACCAAAATGGTCAAGAAGTAATGAATGGCGTTTACTTTGAAGCAAAACAAAACCCAGATAAATCTATTGAAGAAATTAAAGAAATAGTATCTAAAAACTTAGATAAAGATAGCCAATATTATTTAAAAAATGCAGCTTTTGGAATTAAAGGTTTAGGATACCAAGAAGCAGAATTAGAAGAAGCAAGCGGTAAATATGCTGCCAGTGGATATTCAGATAAATTCAAGAAAGTAGTAAAAGAATCTTTAATGAACCCTATAACTCAAGTAGTTAAAGAAGAAGAAGTTCCTTTACCTATAGATGAAGAAGAAGAAGCTCCAAAAGCACCAAAAGCTAAAAGAATTAAAAAAGAAACAATTGATTCAAAATTAGCTGAAATTGGTAAAGAAGCAGAGGCAGTAAAATTAGAAGCTCAATTAGATTTTTTACATGATCATATTGCTGAAAAAGTAGATAGAGTTAATTCAATTCAAGAAGATGAAAACCTTAGCGAGTTAGTTGATAAAGCTAAAATGAAACAAATGCAAAAGGACATTAAAGAATTAGAGAAAAGAAAATCTAAAATGGAAAAAATCTATGAAAAATCTTGTGGTAAAAAATACCAAAAACAAGAAATGGTAGATGAAATGGATGATTCTTTAACTAACAATATTTAATATGGCTAAGCTAATAAAAATGTCCTCATCTAGTACTTACTATGCAGTAGATCTTACTGAAGAGCAATTAGCTGAATATAATAATAGTGAAGAGGGGGCAACTAATATTAAAAATACTTTAGATGCTACTCTAATGGAAGGATGGTGGAAAAATTCTGACCCTCAAGTAGTATATTATATACTAAACGATTAATATAATGAATAGATCACTCTTAATAGAAACAAATACCTTTAAAGTTAATCCTCTTCAGTTAACTGAAAATGTTAATAAAGAAACAGGTAATTTAATGGTTGAAGGAATTTTAGCAACCGCTGAAGTTAAAAACGGTAATGGGCGTTATTATTCTAAAGATCTATGGAATAGAGAAATGGCAAAATATGGAGAAGTAATTAAAGAAAGAAGATCCATGGGAGAATTAGACCACCCAGAATCTTCAGTAATTAATCTTCAAAATGTATCTCATTTAATATCTGATTTCTGGTGGGATGGAGATAATGTAATGGGTAAAATAGAAATATTACCAACCCCTTCAGGAAATATACTTAAAGAATTAATTAAAGCTGGTGTAACAGTAGGTGTTTCATCTCGTGGAATGGGTTCTTTAGAAGATAGAGGTGGTGTAATGGAAGTACAAGATGACTTTGAATTGTTATGTTGGGATTTTGTTTCAACTCCTTCTAATCCTGGTTCTTTTATGCATACTTTAAATGAAGGTAAAAATTCAATTACATATGATTATTCTAAAGTTAATAAAATAATACATGAAATCCTTTGTTCTAAAGGTTCTTGTCCTTTAACTTAAAAATATTTCCTCGGACGCTACCGACGGACTTAAAACATAGAGCGCTCTTTTGAGCGCTTTTTGTATTTTAATTTATTTTTATATATGTATGAACATAATACACCATTTCTTATATGGTGTCGAGAAAACAAATTAATTCTATTACGGTTCCTAATAACCGTATTTCACAAATTTAAATTTTGCGATTATGTCAAACAACAGAGATTTGCTCAAAGAAGCAATTGCTGACGCTAAATCGGTTAAAGAAACCGCAATAGCAAACGCTAAAGCTGCTTTAGAAGAAGCATTTACTCCTCATTTGAAATCTATGCTATCCGCTAAATTAGAAGAAATGGACAAAGATGAAGACATCGACGAAGGATACGATAAGTATGAAGAAGACGATGTTAAAGCTGAAGAAGTTACTACTGAATTAGATGAAGCTAAAAAAGAAGACAAAGAAGAAGTAAAGGAAGCTGAAGAAGTAGAAGAAGCTAAAAAAGAAGAGATTGACGAAGAAGTTAGTCTTGACGAATTACTTGCAGAACTTAATGAAACAGAAGAAGTAACAGAATCTGAAGAGATCGAAGAAGCTAAGGAAGAAATTGACGAAGCTAAAGATGACAAAGAAGAAGTTAAAGAATCTGAAGAAATTGAAGAATCTGAAGAAGTAACTGAAGCCGAAGAGGACGAAGCCGAAGATGGTGAAGCCGAAGAAGGTGAAGGTGAAATGGAAGAAGAAGAAATTGACCTAGAAGATATGTCAGAAGACGATCTAAAAGGATTCATTGAGGATGTAATAAAAGACATGGTAGAAGCTGGTGAATTAGAAGCTGGAGAAGAAATGGAAGTAGATGGCGAAGAGTCAGAAATGGATATGGATATCGAAGTTGAAGATGAAGCAGAAATGCCAATGATGGAAGAAAAAGATAAGGAAGAAGTAGAAGAAGCTAAAAAAGAAGACAAAGAAAAAGTAGATGAAAGTGAAGAACTTACAACTGCATTATCTGAAGTTGAGGAACTTAAAAAGGAACTTAACGAAGTTAACTTACTAAATGCTAAATTACTTTACACTAACAAAATCTTCAAATCAAAGAATTTGTCGGAAGGCAAAAAAGTTAAAGTGTTGAAAGCTTTTGATAAAGCATCAACAGTAAAAGAAGCAAAAGTTATTTTCGAAACATTAAACGAAGGAATTTCATCTATGATGACAAAACCATCAATTAATGAAGTAAAAGGTAGTGCTTCAAAAGCTGCAGGAATAGTTCCTAAAGCAAAACAGCCAATTGTTGAAAACGATGCATTTGCACGTATGAAAAAATTAGCTGGAATTATTTAAAAAATTAATAAAAACTTAAAATTTAAAAAAATGAGCTTAAATTCATTATTAGAAAGCGCAAACCCATACCACTCAGTACAGAGTGATGCCGCTAGATTGTCTAGCAAATGGGAAAAAACAGGTTTGCTAGAAGGTTTAGGTGGTACTCATAAAAACAACATGGGTATTATTCTTGAAAACCAAGCAAAACAATTAGTAGTAGAATCTTCTCAATCAGGTGGTGGAGTAGGTAATGGTGGTTCTTTTTCTCCAGGTGTTGGAGAACAATGGGCTGGTGTAGCTCTTCCATTAGTACGTAAAGTATTTGGACAGATTGCTGCTCAAGAATTTGTATCAGTTCAACCAATGAACTTACCTTCAGGTCTAGTATTTTATCTAGATTTCCAATATGGAACTGCAAAAGGTGACAAAGCCGTAGGTGATTCACTATATGGTGATGTTTCAGGATTTGCTTCAAACGGAACAGAAGGTGGATTATATGGTGCTGGAAGATTCTCATACTCAATTAACGAAACTGGATCTGCAATCTCTGGTGCTACACAAGCAACAGGATCATGGGCCGATGTTAATTTTGATTCTGACCTATCTGCATCAGTAGCTGCTGACGGTTTACGTAAAGTAACTTTCGCAGGACCAGCTGATTTTGATGCACAAGGTGTTAGAGGATTTATCCTTACAGGTGCTAATTTAGTAGCATCAGGTAACAAACCAGCATTTACATCTACAGATGGAACTAACATTTCATTTATTATTGACAAATCAGATGCTTCTTCTTTGACAGCAACTGGTGATTATGCTTTAGAGTATTCTTTCCAACCAAGAGACAACGCAAGAGGTGATTTCGAAGCTGGAAACGGAAGCTTAAACGAAGGAAATGCTGATCCAGGAATTTCAATTCCAGAAATCAATGTACAGATGAAATCATCTGCTATCGTTGCTAAAACTAGAAAATTGAAAGCTGTATGGACGCCAGAATTCGCACAGGATTTAAATGCATACCATGCATTAGATGCTGAAGCTGAATTGACTTCTATCCTAAGCGAGTACATTTCATTAGAAATTGACTTAGAGATCTTAGATATGTTAATGGAAGGCGCTTCAGGAGGTTCTGAAGTATGGTCTGCTGTAAACAACAGATCTATTGTTGATAATGGTGCTGACGGTGTCATTTCAGATCTAAACTTCTACAATAGCCAAGGACAGTGGTTCCAAACTTTAGGAACTAAAATCCAGAAATTATCTAACAAGATTCACCAGAAAACTCTTAGAGGTGGTGCTAACTTTATGGTTCTTTCTCCAGCAGTATCTACAATCATCGAGTCTATCCCAGGATTTGCAGGTGACGTAGATGGTCAAGTAGATAAAGCTAACTATGCATTTGGTGTACAAAAAGTAGGTGCATTAGGTGGTGGTAAGATCAAGGTTTACAAAAACCCTTACATGACTGAAAATCAAATTTTATTAGGATTTAGAGGAACACAATTCTTAGAATCAGGTGCTGTATTTGCTCCTTACATTCCATTAATTATGACTCCACTAGTATACGATCCAGAAACTTTCACACCACGTAAAGGTTTATTGACTCGTTATGCTAAGAAAATGGTACGTCCAGAATTCTATGGTAAAATTAAAATCAATGGTTTAAATTCTCTATAATAAGAGACTAAATCAGATTTAATAATTAAACCCGGCTTCGGCCGGGTTTTTTTATCTTTTTCATATTTATAACAAAATTATATGTTATATCTAAAATGTACGTTATATTACTAAAATTTATGTTTTTTCATGTATATACAACATTTTTATATATTTTACATCAATTCTTAAATAAAACCTTTATATGGCATCAAAACACCATACTGACGAAGTTTTTACACAAAAACGAAGAGCGAATAGAAAACCTATTAAATTTCAAGTACAATTAAATGAAGAACAAAAAGAAGCAAAATCCATAATAGTTGAAAACCCCATTACTGTTATTCGTGGTTTAGCAGGATCTGGAAAAACTTTAGTTGCAACCCAAGCAGCTTTAGATTATTTTTTTACTAAACAAGTAGATAAAATAGTAATAACTCGACCTACTGTATCTAAAGAAGATATAGGTTTCCTCCCTGGGGATTTAAAAGAAAAAATGGATCCTTGGTTAGCCCCTATATATCATAATTTATATATGTTATATAATAAAGAAAAAGTAGATAAACATTTAGAAAATGAAGATATAGAAATAGTTCCTTTTGCCTTTATGAGAGGTAGAACTTTTACTAATTCCTTTATTATAGTAGATGAAGCACAAAATGTAACACATTCCCAAATGGAAACTATAATAGGTAGACTTGGTAAAGGGTCTATAATGGTAATTTGTGGTGATATGGGTCAAATAGATCTTAAAGATAAAAGAGAAAGTGGTTTTTCATTCTTAAGTAGACTTGAGGAACAAGTAAAGGGTTTTAAAACCATCACATTAGAAAAAAATCATAGACATAATATAGTATCTCCTATACTTGAAGTATATCAAAAATTTAGGGATTAACTATTTTTATCATATTTATAACAAAAAATAAAGTATGGCAAATATACCCATATATGATGGTAATCCTATATATAGTGATAATTTAGTTCCATTCGGATTCTATAACACAGATATATCTTATAAAGAAGATGCTGTTAAAGTAGCTAAATTCTGTGCTCAAAGATTAGGTTATCCATTAGTAGATGTAGAACTTCAAGCAGGATCATTTTTTACAGCATTTGAAGAAGCAATAACAACTTATGGTAATGAGTTATATGCTTATCAAACTAGGGATAATTACCTTACAATTGAAGGATCAAATAGGACAAATAGTACTGAATTAAATAGTGCTCTTATATCCCCAAGCTTTGAACCTATTATAAGGTTAACAGAACAATATGGAACTGAGGCAGGAACTGGAGGTAATGTAACTTATCATACAGGTTCTTTTCCCTTAACTGCAAGCAAGCAAACTTATGATTTAAAAGAATGGGCTATAAATAATGGTATTACATCAGAACATGGTATAGAAGTTAAAAGAGTATTTTATGAAGACTCTCCTGCCATTAGTAAAATATATAACCCTTATGTAGGTAATGGTGTTAATTTAATGAGTAGCTTTGGTTTTAGTGGAATGAGCCCAGCCGTTAGTTTTCTTATGATGCCAACTAATTTTGATTTAGCTCAAATTCAATCCATAGAAATTAGTGAACAAGTTAGAAGGTCAAATTATAGTTTTGAATTAAAAAATAATAATTTAACTATATTTCCTGTCCCAACAACATCAAGTGGAGTTTTTAGATTTGAATATATTAATAGAGATGAGCGTATAGCTAATAATATTCAAATAGGATTAAATAGCCCTACAGGTGTAGTAAATAATGTATCTAAAGCTCAATATGGTAATCCTGATTATGGTCTTATAAATTCTATAGGTCGACAATGGATATTTGAATACACATTAGCTTTATCAAAAGAAATGTTAGGATATGTTAGAGGTAAATATAGCAATATCCCAATACCTGATGCAAATGTAACTTTAAATCAATCAGATTTAATTACAGCAGCAACTGCTGAAAAAACAGCTTTAATAGAAAAATTAAGAACATTTTTTGATGAAACTTCTAGAAAATCTTTACTTGAAAGAAGATCTCAAGAAGCAGAGTTTAAGCAAACGGAATTGAAACAGGTTCCATATACAATATATATAGGATAATATGGCAATGTTTGGTCGTTCACGTGATGTGAGTTTAATAAGAAGATTAAATAGAGAATTGATGGGTAATATTATTACTCAACAAGCTGCTTTTTACAAATATAAATTAGAAGAAACAGTAATTAATTTATATGGTGAAGCTGCCGGTGAAAAATATTTTGATGGTCCCTTTTTATTTAATTGTTTATTATTAAGACAACCTGAAGCTTATGCTGAAGGGGATAGTGGTATAGGATACGCTCAAAATATTAGATTTTCTTTTTTAAGAGATGATTTAGTTGATGCCAATGTGGTTCCTGAAGTAGGAGATGTAATATTATATCAAGGAGAATATTTTGGTGTTGATGCCACAATATCTAATGATTACTTCCTAGGTAAAAACCCAGACTATCCTAACAATAATTCAGATGGTACACCTAACCCACTTAACCCTGGTTTAGAAGATTTTGGATATAATGTATCAATTATATGTGAAACACATTATATACCTGCTGATAAATTGTCAATTTCACCTTATAAAGAAAGATTTTAATGGCAAACTTTAAACCATACCCAAAAAAACAAAAGGAAATAAGTATTTCCCAACAAAAACCTTTTGATTCGGTTAGAGGGAATCCAAATACTCCTGTTAATCCTAACTCGACTCAAACTGGTATTGAATTTAATAGATCTACAAAAATAAGTTCTAAGGGTGATACGTCTAAAGAGTTTAGTATAGGACTACAAGATTTAGATGAATCTATATTTTACTATTTTAATAATGTAATTAAACCCTTTGTATTTCAAAACGGAGAAAGAAGAACAGTTCCTGTAATATATGGTAGCCCAGAAAGATGGAAATCTTTTAGAAGAGATGGTTATTATAGAGATAAAGGAGGTGCTGTAATGTTACCTATTATTGTAATTAAAAGGGATACCATTACTAAGGACAGGTCAACTTACAATAAATTAGATTCTAATATGCCTAATTTATATGGCAGTTTTGAAACTGGTTTTAATTCTAAAAATACTTATTCTAATTTTAATTTATTAAATAATAGAAAACCTGTAAAACAATTAAGGGCCGTAGCAGTACCTGATTATGTTACTCTATCTTATAGTTGTATTGTCCAAACATATTATATGGAACAATTAAATAAGATAATTGAATCCGTAGAATATGCTTCAGATTCTTATTGGGGTAATCCTGAAAGATTTAAATTTAAATCAACAGTTGATAGTTTTACTACAGCTACAGAATTAACTGTAGGGCAAGATAGACTTGTAAAGGGAACATTCAATATAAATCTAAGAGGGTACATTATACCTGATGTGATACAAAAAGACTTAAATTCAATTAAAAAATATAATACAAAAGCAAAAGTTACAATTACATCCGAAACAGTATCTAATATAGAAGATATTAGCAGTCCATCTAATTTACAAAATCCTAACAAAGAAGGTAGAATTAGGTAATTTTAATATAATTTAAACATATTTATCATTATAAATAAAATAAAAAAAAATGAGTAAAATCAAGTTATCAAAAGAAGAGTTACAAAAATTACAAGAATTACAATCTGAAGGAAACCAATTAATATTTTCCCTAGGACAGTTGGAAACTCAAAAAATGTCTATTTTCTCTCAAATTGAAAAAATTCAAAAAGAAAGGGATATTTTAGGAGCAGAACTTCAAGAAAAATATGGAGATGGAAACATTAACATAGAAACAGGAGAATTTACAAAACCAGAATAATTTTAACAATTTTTCTAATATTTATAATAAAACAATTAATTAACATACAAAATGGCAGAAACATTAATATCTCCCGGAGTACTAGCAAGAGAAAATGATCAATCTCAAATAACTCAAGGTCCTGTAGAAGTAGGAGCGGCACTTATCGGTCCTTCTATCAAGGGTCCTGTTGAAGTACCTACCGTAGTTACTTCTTATAGCGAATATTTAGCAATATTTGGAGGAGCTGTAACTAGTGGTTCACAACAATATTCTTATTTAAACCAAACGGCGGCAAATAATTACTTCAATCAAGGAGGAAATTCATTACTTGTAACTCGTATAGTTTCATCTTCATCAGATTGGAGCAGTGCAAATTCAGTAAATCTTCTTAATGAAAACAGAAACGGAAATTTAGCGCAATCTAGTACTACATCTAGTTTTACAATTAATGCCTTTAATATCACTTCATCAGCCGGAAATGGTCCAGCTAGTACTCGTAAAGTAGTATCTGTAGATGGAAAAACACAACTTACAGCAAGTTTTAACACTTCAGAAAGTATGGATGTTTTTGAAATAAGAGGAGGAACAGGATATGTAAGCGGAGATGTAATCGTATTTTCAACATCTTCATTAGGATCAAGCATCCCAGGAGGAGGAGCAGGTATTGATTTAAGAATTACATTAGAAGACGATAACATAGAAAATCAAACCCCATTTGTTTTAAGTACTATATCTAAAGGAGAAATATTAAATAGTACAGGATCAATTTTATCAGGAGGTGCTTTAGAAAATGGAACATCTGATAACATAAGATGGGAAATAACAAACGCTAATACTTCATCTGGAGTATTTAGTATAGCTATACGTCGTGGAGATGATAAAACTAATCAAAAGACAGTATTAGAAACATTTGCTAATGTATCTTTAGATCCATTATCTGCTAATTATATAGAAAATGTAATTGGTAATAGCTATTATGGTCAAATTGTTGATGATAATGGAGATTATTATCTAAATGAAAATGGTAACTATACTAATAAAAGTAGATATGTTTATGTGTCGGCTGTAAATGCACCTACACCAAATTATTTTGATAATACAGGTACAGCAAAAATTCAATATACAGCAAGTTTACCAAATGTAGGAGAAGGAACATTTAGTGGTGGTGAAGGAGATTTATTTGGAGGGGGAGTCCCAGCTAAATTTAACGAAAACATTACAGCTAACAATACTCAAGGTATAACAGCTGATGATTATACGGCAGCAATTAATTTATTAAGCAATAAGGATAACTACCAGTTTAATATATTATCAGCACCAGGATTAATTCATCAATTACACCCATCAGCAGTTAATTTATTAATTACAACTGCTGAAAAACGACAAGATTGTTTAGCAGTAGTAGATTTAAGAGCATATAACTCACTTATAGGTGGTGTTACTAACCAAGCAAGTGGATTTGATAGTTCATATGCTGCCACTTACTGGCCATGGTTACAGTTACTTGACGCAGATACTGGTAAAACAGTTTGGGCTCCACCATCTGCATTGATTCCTGGAGTTTTTGCTTATACTGACGCATCTTCAGACCCATGGTTCGCACCAGCAGGTTTAACTAGAGGTGGATTAGGTCAAGTAATAAAAGCTGAAAGAAAATTAACTTCTGGAAACAGAGATACTTTATATGAAGCAAATGTAAATCCAATAGCTACATTCCCACAAAGTGGAGTTGTAGTATTTGGTCAGAAAACATTACAGAAAAAAGCAAGTGCTTTAGATCGTGTAAATGTAAGAAGATTACTAATTGCTCTTAAAAGCTATATTTCACAAGTTTCAAATACATTGGTATTTGATCAAAACACCATAGCAACTAGAAATAACTTCTTAACACAAGTTAACCCATATTTAGAATCAGTACAACAAAGACAAGGTTTGTATGCTTTTAAAGTAGTAATGGATGATACAAATAATACACCAGATGTAATCGATAGAAACCAATTAATAGGTCAAATCTATTTACAACCATCGAAAACAGCTGAATTTATTGTTTTAGATTTCAATGTATTACCAACAGGAGCTACATTTCCGGTATAAAAAATAAAAAGATAAATATTTATAATAAAATAAAATAAAAAAATGGCAGTATTAGATCCAAACGAAATATTTTTCACAGCATTTGAACCAAAACAAGCAAATAGGTTTATAATGTATATGGATGGAATTCCATCATACACTGTAAAAGCTGTTGGGGCTGTAACTGTAACCAATGGAACAGTACCTTTAAATCATATTAACGTTCAACGTTATGTAAAAGGTAAAACTACTTGGGGTACTATTCAGTTTACATTATTTGATCCAATTACTCCATCTGGTGCACAATCAGTAATGGAATGGGTTAGATTACATCATGAATCAGTAACTGGTAGAGATGGTTATAGTGATTTCTATAAGAAAGATTTAACATTCAATGTATTAGGTCCTGTAGGGGATGTAGTATCAGAATGGATTATTAAAGGAGCATTAATAGTAGATGCAAACTTTGGTGAATATAATTGGGATACAGCTGATACAGCACAAAATATTACCATGACAGTTCAACCAGATTATTGTGTTTTAAATTTCTAAAACAAAGAAAAATTATTATTATTTAATATAAAGTTTAAAATTGCTTGCCTTTTGGCAAGCTTTTTTTTATATTAATATTTATCAACGAACAAAAGTTATTAATAAATAAAGATTATGGCCGAATTTAAATTCCCAACTGAAGAAGTTGAATTACCCACTAAAGGATTATTATACCCTGAAGGACATCCACTAAGAAGTGGTAAAATAGAAATAAAATATATGACTGCTAAAGAAGAAGATATTTTATCAAACCAATCTTATATACAAAAAGGTATAGTATTAGATAAATTACTCGAATCCGTTATTGTTACTAAAGTAAAACTTAAAGACCTACTAATAGGAGACAAAAATGCAGTTCTTATTGCAGCTCGAATTTTAGGGTATGGTGCTACTTATAAAGTAAATATTAAGGGTGAAGAACAAAGTATAGATTTAACCCAACTAGAAAATAAACCATTTGATGGTTCTAATTTAGTAGATGGCAAAAATGAATTTTCTTTTACCTTACCTAATAGTTCAAACTTAATAACATATAAAATGTTAGATGGTCATGAAGAAGCTAAAATAGAAGCAGAACTAAAGGGATTAACAAAAATAAACAAAGATTATACACCAACTTTAACGACTAGATTAAAGCATACCATTACATCAGTAGATGGAGAAAGTGATAAAAAAACCATTAGAGAATTTGTAGATAATTATTTATTAGCTATGGATTCAAGAGCTTTACGTGAGAATATTAAGCAACAACAACCCGATGTGGATATGTCTTATATACTAGACGATGGAGAGGAGGTAGAGATCCCTCTGGGTCTTACGTTTTTTTGGCCTGACTTCTGATATAGCACAAGAAATTAGGATGGGGTTATTTACCCAAATCCACGAAATATTATTTTTAGGTAAGGGAGGTTATGATTTTCCTACTGTTTATAATATGCCCATTTGGTTAAGAAAATTTACTTATTCAAGAATGGAAAAATATTATAAAGAAGAATCAAAACCTTCTAACGAACAAGGTCAATCAACTTTAATAGATTCAAAGGGCCAAGTAAACACCCCAGAATTCTTAAAGGCATCTAAACCTTATAAAGGAAAGAGCAGCTACAAATAGTTGCTCTTTTTAATATTTATAATAAAACACTCCTTTAATGTCTAATTCTGAAGAAATAAAAAAAGCCACGAAAGCAACTGAAGAGCAAATTGCTGCTACTAAAGGTTTATCCTATGAACAGGAGGAAAATCTTAGAATTACACGGGACATTAATAATTCTATCCGTGAGGGGTTAAAACTTCAAACCCAAGAAAAAGATCTTAAAAAATCAGTTAGATCCGCTTTAGATGGAATAAATAAAGCAGCTGAATTTCAAGCAAGTATTGCAGGTAGAACAAAAGATGCCCTATTAGATACTACTAAAATCCTAAAACAAGAACAGGATTTAGCTAAAAATATTTTAAGTTTAGAAACTAATAAATCTGATTTAATATTAAAAGCCAAACAACAGAAAAAAGACTTTGCTTCAATAGCAGCAACTGCTAGTGAAGATGAAAAAAAGGCAGCAAAAGAAGCTTATTCAAATACTTTAAAATTAGCAAGAGCAGTAACAGACCAAGTAGCTAACCAAAAACAAGTAAAAGAAACACTTGATTCTCAAGTAGTAGTTTCAAAACAACTTTCAAAACTAGGATCAGTAAAATTATTTGGTTCCTTATCCGAAATTGCTGGTGCAATCCCTGGTGTAAAGGGGTTAACTAAGGGGTTTGATAAAGCAGCAGAAGCATCTAAAAAGGCAGCTGCCGAAATGGTTGTTATAGATGAAAAAACAGGAAAAGTTTCTAAATTAAACATGTTCCAAAAAGCACAAGCAGGAATTAAAGGATTAACTGCTGGTGTTGGTGAAATGATGAAAGCTTTTGGTACTATAGCCATTATAACTAAGATTGTACAATCTATGTTAGCCATGGATAAATCCACAGGTGAGATAGCCAAGGGGATGAACCAAACCTATAATGAGGCTAAAAAGACAAGTGCCGAACTTATGAGGATTAGTAAGATCCAAGGTACAACTTTAACTTCTTATAAGGATATTAAACATGCTAATGTAGATATCAATAAAACATTAGGTACTAATGTTGTGTTATCTGATGAGATGTTAACCTCATATGCTGAAATGCAAGTTTTAGCAGGAATGACGGCTGATGAGTTAGCAGGTATTACTAAATTAACAGCCGTAAATGGTAAAGACCTTAAGAAAAATACCGGAGAATTCATGTCTCAGGCAAGATTAGGATCTTTAAAAAATAAAGTAGCCCTTAACGAGAAAAAGTTAATGGCTGAAATGAGCAAGATAAATTCTGCTATGACTTTATCTATGGGTGCTAATGCTGCTACTATGGGTAAGACCGTAGGTATAGTTCAATCTTTAGGGATGGAAATGTCTCAAGTAGATAAAATTGCAGAAAGCTTACTTAATTTTGAGTCTTCTATAGAAAAAGAAATGCAAGCTGAACTAATGTTAGGTAAAGAACTTAACTTAGAAAAAGCAAGAACTGCTGCATTAAATAATGATTTTGCAACTGTAGCTGAAGAAATAGCCAAACAAGCAGGAACTTCTGCTGATTTTGCTAAAATGAATAGATTAGAACAACAGGCACTAGCTGAAGCCGTTGGAATGAATAGAGAAGAATTAGCACAAACTTTATTTACCCAAGAAATGTTGAAAAATACAACAGGAGATGAAGCAGAAAAAAGGCAAGAACTATTAGATAAATTAATTGAAGAAAATGGATTAAAAGAAGCCCAAAAAATAATGGCTGATACTAGTTTTGAAGACCTTCAGGCACAAGCTGATAAACAAACAGAAATGAAGCAGGCTGCTGAAGACATGAATCAAGTGTTTTTAGAATTAGGAAAAAGCCTTCAACCCGCCATGAAAACAATGGCAAAGATAGTAAAATTTGCTGCTGAAAATAAAAAATTAATTATTGCCGGGGTTGTAGGAGTAAAAGCATACAACATGGCAGCAAAAATTGGGTTATTTTTATCTAAAAGAAAAGCAATTTCTGAAAAAGCCGCAGCTTTAATGGGTGCAGTTGACTACTCAGCTCAAGCGGGTGCAAATGCTGCTAAAACTCCAGTTCCTTTAGTGGGTGTTGGTCTTGGTATCGCGGCAGCAGCTGCCGCTTACTTAGCAATTAGTAATTTAGTAAGTTCTTCTGAAAGTGCGGATGATATATTTAGCCCTGCAACTGGTGGAGGTGGATATGGAAGTAGAACTATATTAGGACCTGAAGGAGCAATAAAATTAAATAATGATGATGATATAATTGCAGGTACAGATTTATTTAAAGAAAACACTTCATCTAATG